AGGTCCCGCCCGTGAGGGCAGCCTTGGACTCGAAGACCCGGTACGGGCTCTGCGGGAGAACGCCGTTCCAGTCCAGCTCCACGAGCGAGGAGTAGGCCGGGTTGTAGAGCCCGATCTTCCCCTCCGAGCCGTCACCGAATAGAACCGCTACGCGGTGGGCTCCGGTGGGGTCCAGCGTCTGGGCGATGCCGGTGGCAGGCTTCCGCGTGGTCGCCACGCCCGTGATCGGCTTCACCGGCCCGCGCCTGATCGTCTCACCAGGACGGTGCAGCAGGATGTCCTGTAGGTAGCGCGCCTCACTCTCCGCCAGTTCCTGCGCGGGGAGGGCGAGGTTCATGCCGCCTGGGACGCCTTCGTAGGTTTCCGTGATAAGCGGCATGTCACCTCCTAGAAGAAGTCAGAGGGCCAGAGATCGTTCTCGTCCCAGTCGAGGACGAGGATGCGGTCGGGCCGGTCGTACTGGAGCCTGGAGAGGTCCTCGCGCATCGTCTGAAGACGAGCCTCGTACTCCGCGCGGAACACCTGCGCCAGCTCGGGATCGTCCTCCAGCATGTAGAGCTTGTAGAGGGCCCCGACTGCGATCACCCGGTGATGCCGGGCGGGGATGAGGATTTCGGCCTCCTCCGTGTCCACCGTGATCGTCGGGTGCGTCGCGATGTAGTCCATGTCGAGCGTCTCTCCCGCGCTGGGAATCGGCAGGAACTGCGCTCGACCGCCGAGGAAGTAGTACCACTCGGGGATGCCCACCTGCGTGAGGGTGTTGGCGTACCGCTTCTTGATCGTCTCTCGACGCTCCCACTGAATCGTGCGACCGTCCGCAGCGCGGGTGATCGCCAGACCCTTGGAGAAGTCGGCGGGCCAGTTGCTCGCGTACGGGTTCGTCCCGTTGAACGTGAGCGTGATGTTCTTCTCCAGGAACGGCCAGGGCTCCCGGGCGCAGATGTCTGCGATCGTGTCGTAGAGCACCGCGACCTTGCGCTCCGTCACGGTGTCCTCGAACCCGTGCTCGTTCAGCTCGTCGATGAGGTCCGCGATGTCCGACATGACTTACCCTCCGCCGAACAGACGGCGAGGCGCGGCCGACATGCGGCTACCTCGGAACACGTCCATCTCGGGGTCGTAGTTGTACGCCTGGTAGCCCTGAGCGGCCGGATTCACGAAGGTGCTCGGCGGCGGGCCCGACGGGACGAGCGGAGAGGTCGGGGCAGGAGCGGGGCCAGGTCCGGGCGGAGTGCCCGTGTTGTCGTTGATCGGGGGCTGGGGCAGATTGACGATGCTCGGGGGTGCGAGGTTCTTCAGCCCCTGCGACATCTGCGCCATGAACGGGTTGAACGTCAGCTGGGGGAGAGGAGCCATCGGCAGCTCGGTCAGCGAACCACTGCGACGACCCATCCCACCGAACAGCGGGAGAGCCTTACGGCCTCCAGCTCGTCCGGGGTTGCCCCCGCGCATCGCCTGGAACAGCGACTTGCGCCGTTCTTCCAGACTGTCGTATCCCTGGAACTCGTTCACTAGATCCACCCTCCCATCCTGTCGGGACGGGGCCGGAACGACTTCCCGTAGCGAGTGCTCCCAGCCAGCCGGGCTAGACGCTCTGCGTGCTCCGCTGCGTCCTCCACGGCCTGACCGATCTGCTGCTCGGTGGCGGCGTTCTCCAGCCTCTCCTGTTCCCTGTTGTGTCTGTTGACTTCATCGAGGATCTCCTCCCCCCGGCGCTGCGCGTCGGCCTGATACAGCCGCTTCACTGCGTCCTCGGGGTGGGGGATGTCTCGGAACCCGAGCACGGGCAGCGGAGCGAAGCCTCTGCGTAGAAGGAAGACGCACCACTGGCCCGTCTCCTCGTTGCGGCCGAAGCGAAGGTTCTCGTCGTACTCCTTCACGGCGCGGTCCACCCGAATCGCAGCGAGGTCAGTGACCCCGGTCTCGGGCAGCCAGATGCTGCTCGCTGATGCTGGCAAGGTTCCTCCTCTGAAAAGGGTTGGGGGGTGGTAGGCCCACCCCCCGGAAGCCCGGCTTAGAAGCCGTTCGGGTCGTCACCCGCGAGGTTCGACATCACGAGCTGCACGTTGCGCCGCTTGACGCCGAACTGGAGGTAGCGTGCGAGCACGGCCTCCCAGGCGTCGTAGCCCGTGACCCACTTCAGGATGTTGCCGTCCTCGTCCAGCCAGTGCCAGTCGCGGTTGGCGAACACCCGGAAGAACCGCTCGTCGAGGAGGTAGATGCGCCCGAACGGGGCATCGCGATCCGCGATGAACGGATGTCCGTTGAACTCCAGCGTCTTGAACCCGCCCTCGATCTTCATGGGCTCGACGTAGCGAACCTGAGACTGGAGCAGGCCGAACAGCTTGCGCTGAAGGCCGAACGTCGAGATCATGGCGCTGATCTCGCCACCTGCGAGCTGGACCTGGTTCATGTTCTGGACCAGGGCATCGCTCGTGAGGGTGGAGGTCGAGGTGTCGCGCAGGTTCGCCCAGAAGGAGTTCCCGGCCGACGCCTCGTTGATCCCACCGACCGTCGCGGCCGCAGCCGAGACGAGGTTGGAGAGACCGTTGATCTCGCCCGCTGCCACCGCGCCACCCGTGGTCGCCAGCGCCGCGCCGCTTCGAGCGACGAAGTGCGTGGCACCCGTGGTGACGGCCGCACCGGAGATCGTGATGCTCGGGGTGGCGAGGTTCACGTCCGTGATCTCGCGACCGGTGGCGATGGCGCGTGCGTCCGCCGCCGTACCGATGTCCACGATCATGCCGATGTAGAGGTGCCCCTTGCGGAGTGCCTCCTTGTTGGCGAGCACGACGGTCGTGGAGGCCGAGGTGACACCGCACTGGGCGATGAGCCCGGTGCCGTCACCGTAGACCTGCCGCGCCATGTCGCGCTGGAGATCCTGGCGGATGCCGTCGATCTCGGACTTCAGCGCCTGGAGGAAGGCCCCCGCCTGCTTCGCGGTCTTCTCCATCGCCAGTCCGGTCACGCGGATGCGCCCGTACTGCGGCTTGATGTCGTACACTGCCTTGCTGTAGCCCTGCGAGCCAGCCGCCGGGAGGGCGACGTTCTCACCGGCCGGGCCGATACCACCGCTGCGATCCTTGTGCAGCGGGATGACGGCCTGGTTCCCTACCAGCTCCTCGTTGGAGCTATCGACCCGCTTGAACAGGAGCACCTTGTTGTTGAGCTGCTCCACGACCGGGGGAAGATAGAACTCCTTCAGGATGTTGGACAGGGTGCTGAGAGATGCACCAACAGCCATTCCTGCCTCCTAAAGAGGTCGAAACTACTGATCCGACACCTGCTGGAGGAGGTGCGCGAGCGCGGCCTTGTGAGCCGCCTCGATGTCCTCACCGAAGCCCTCAGCCGGGATGGACGCGTGAGACGCGCCCTCCACGATCGGAGGAGCAGACGCTGCGGCGGAACCCTTCGAGTTCAGGTAGCCCGTCAGGACGGCATCCCGCATCTGGCGGTAGCTCTGCTCCGCCGTGATTAGGTCGCCGCCGTGCGCGAACGCGATCTCGAAGACGCGAGCCATGTCCTCGTCGGTGTAGTCCGGGTTGGTCTGACGAATCGCCATCTCGGCGCGCTGAATCTCAGCGGCCATGGCGTACGCCTGACGCTCCTCCTCGAACCCTTCCCGCCAAGTACGAAGCTCGTTCACCTCGTCCTTCAGTGCCCTGACCTCGGGGTCTTCCCAGTTTGCGTCCCCAGCACCGGCTGCTCCCTCGACCTCCTGCGTGATCTGCTGCGCGGCAGCAGCGTCGGCAGCGGCAGGGGTGAGACCCTGCGCCTGGAGTGCCTCGGAGAGACGGGTGTGGACGGCCTGGACGAACCCGGGGTCCGTCTCCAGGGCGCGGATAAACTCCACGGCCTGGTACGCGCTCTCCGGGTCGATGCCGGAGTCCTTGAACTGACGCCAAGGACCGACTTCCTCCTGGAGCTTGCGCGTGTAGTCAGCCTGCATGGACCGGTAAAACGGCTTCACCTCGTCCGGCAGACTGTTCGGGTCGAGTCCCGTAAACGACTCCGCCTCGGGCTGCGCTTCGGCAGCTTCGGGCTGGTTGGTCGCGGGCGTGACCTCTGAGGGGGCGGCAGGGCTTGTTGCGGGAGGCGCTTCCTGCGCCGGGGCCTGGCCGGGCTCCGGCGTGCTCGACGCCTCCGACAGTGCGTTGACCGCATCCTCGAACGACATTTCACTCATTACTGAGTTACCTCCGACTCAGAAGCGAGGGCTAGGAGTCCCTCCTCGGGTTGTTCCGTCGCCTCCACTTCGATGACATCGCCAGCCACGTTGGCCGCGATGGTGTGGGCACGCTGTTCAGCGGCCTGGACCATGCCGAGTGCGAGACCCCGGAACGCTTCCCGGATCTCCTCTCGGTCCATGGACTCGCCGGAGGTAGACTCCGTGCGAGAAGTCGCTTGCCCTGTTAGCAAGCGATGCTTGTCGGTGAGGACGCCGATGGCGACCGTCAGATCGCGGCCCTTCAGGTCGCGTCTGTCGATCGACTCCTCCAGAGCGATGAGCGCCTTGTTGCGGATGCGCTCGATGTCTGCGGCTACGTCCTCAATGACGGCGGGCAGGGCAGCCTCGACCTCAGCCGGGATGCCCGCCCTCTCCGCCTTCTTCTTCCAGTCTCGAACCGTCTGCTCCGCTACGCCCGTCTCACGAGACGTGCGCTTCACGTTGCCTCCGTTTGCCGCCAGGGTGGCGTGTACCAACGCCTTGTCCCGGTCGGTGTACCGGCGCGACATCGCTACTTACCCTTCGCGGGGGCAGCTGGCTTCGGCTTGAAGTCAGACTGAGCGGTCTTCTTCTTGGCGAGTAGAACCCGTTCGCGGGCCTCGACGAGGCGAGCCTGATGCTCCTCCTCGCGGTGCCTCATCGTCTGGGCCTTCTCCGCCTCCGACTGCTCGGCCTCACGCTGCGTGATCCCTGACTTCAGCTGGGCCTCCGCGATCTTCGCGTTGGACTCCAGCACCGTGGCAGCGGCGTTCGAGAGATGCTCCGCCTCCTGCCCGGGACCAGCAGCGTCGGTGTCCGGCTTGTCCACCGAGTCCGAAACCCAGGTCTCCAGCGGTGGCTCTGCGGCCTCCTCCGGCGTGAGGTTGACACCCGCACGCTCCATGAGGCGAGAGGAACCGGTCGGGCCCATCGTGCCCTTGACCTGGTAGTTGATGTTGACCTTGCCCGGCTCCTGCTGCTGCGGGAGCGCCTGCTTGGCCTGAAGCGTCAGGTTGAAGTGGGTGATCGCCCGCTGACGCACGTCCGGGGCCATGGCGTCGAACTCGATGGAGTTCATCCAGTCCCCAAGGACATCGAGGTGCACGTCGTAGTTCTCCGAGACAGTCGGCTGTAGAGACGCCTCCTGGAGGAGAGCCTGCGCTTCCTCGGGCCCCTGGATGGGATCGCCCGTCTTCGGGTTGATCCCCTGGTTGACCACGAACATGACCTCTTGCACGGCCTCCGGGTTGATCGTCTCGCCCCGGATGATCTTCTCGATCTCGCGCTGCGCCATCTCCTCGTTCTGCTGGAACTGACGGCCGAGACCTTCGAGATCGGCAAGGTCCACGTACTTCCACGCCTTGTCGGCCGGGAGCAGTCCGCTCTCGACCCAGCGTTCGATCTGCGCCTGGCGACCTGCCCGGGTGCGAGGCATCCCGGAACCGGTGTCCACGCGAATCGCCACCCCGCCCTTGATGTCGGCCTGGGTGAACTTGCGCACCTGGACGCCCCCGCCTGACCCGCGAATGGACATCATCCGGGGCTCGGCGTAGTTCGTCTGGGCGAGGGTCAGCATCTGCTGCCCCGCCTTCTCCAGGCACTTCTCGATCAGCTTGATCGTCGGGGCGATCCGGTCGCTCGACAGCTCCTGGAGCAGGTCGATGGCGATACCGGCCTCGACGTTCGGCGGGACCGAACCCTCCGACACCTCGGTGAGGTTGAACACGTCCTTCAGTCTCGCGGCCACTTCCTTCAGCAGCTCGAAGACGTAGGGCGGGAGCGACGGCATCTGCTCGATCTCGGGCTTGAAGTTGCCCACCGGGTTGTACTCGTAGAGAGCACCCGGCTCAGAGGTCAGACGCGTGCGCACCGAGTTCGTCGGGGCCCAGACACGCGGGCGGATCGTGAGGTTCTTGTACTCAATGATCTGCGACAGGAGCCGGTTCAGCTCCTTCTGCACAGGGATGGCCTGCTCGACGTGCGAACCGTCGTAGACCTGGCCCGGGCTGCGCAGACCGGGGAACTTGATGATGGGGAGGTCCGGGGTGGGGAGGTGCCAAGGCCCGTCGTAGAGGGGCTTGTCGTCCTTCTCGACCCAGACCACGTAGCGGCCCTTGGGCAGCGAGGGGCCCGGCTTGAAGTAGCCGGTCATCACCCGCACCACGTTCAGCTCGGTCGGGTCGTTGGCCCCCTGGAAGGGGAGCGCCACGTCCGGCGAGTGGCTGGCCGCGTTCGGCTCCACTCTGCGCTTCCACCTCGCCCAGACCTCATCCGGGTCGAGGTAGTCCTCGCAGATGACGTACTTCGCGTCCTCCCACGAGCTGGCCGTGTTGTCCCAGTAGACCTCGAACGGGGACTTCGCGCGCACGCGAATGTCGCCCATGTAGACCGTCTTCTCCTGGGGCTCGATGCCGTACTTCTCCAGCTCGGCCCGGAAGGCGGTCTTCGTCGAGTCGTCGAGGATCGGGTTCCCCTGCGGGTCCAGCATGAACGACATCTGCTTGTTCGCGTGGGGGTCCCAGTCGATCTTCCAGTAGCCCTGACCCGTGATGATGGCCCAGAGGAGGGCCTCCTCCAGCTTCTCGTCCAGCGAGAACTCGTCCCACCAGAACTGGAACAGGCTCTCGGCCATCTGGGCTGCCTTGAAGTCCGCGACGGAGCCCGATCCCGGTCGAGCCGAGATGCGGGGCTTCGTCTTCGTGTACTTCGCGAGCAGCGAATGCACCCCCGTGATGACCTGATTCGAGATCAGGCGCACGCGGTAGCGCGGCTTCTCACCCTCCTCCGTGGGGAGCGACATCACCGATCCGCCGTTGGGCGCGAAGCGGTTGAAGTAGCTGTACTGCTTCCCCTTGTAGAAGGCGAGATTCAGCTTCCACTGGTTCGCCAGAGGCTGCCTTCCGCGCCGGAGAGAGTCGAGCTTGCGGCTCAGGTCCTCTGGCGTCTTCAGCTGCGAGACGGACTGAGCCCGAACATTGTCGTTGCTCGTCTCCACCGGGCGTCACCTCCTACGGGAGTCTGTGGGCTTGAAAGTCGAACGTGATGTCGGAGTTGCTGAGGCCCGCCTGCTCCAGGGCCTTCTCCAGCTCCTCCTTCGAGAGGAGTCCAGCGGCGACCGCGTGCTCCAGGTCCTCCTCCGCCTCCGACAGGAACTTGCGCTCCCCGGTGGGCTCGGGACCTCCAATGCCGTGGTTGACCACGAGATCGAGGCGCTCCTTGTAGACCGCGAGGTCCAGCTCCAGCTTTCGCTCGCGCTCCAGGGCACCGGCCAGGGTCAGCATCTTCTCGTCGATGGCGCTCTCCGCGATCGACAGACGGTGAGCCAGGCTCATCTTCTCGTCCATCACCCGCTCGTGCGCCTGACGATGCTCCTCTGCGGTGAGGCGCAGGTACTCCAGCTCGGCCTCAGCACGAGCCAGAGCAACCTGCGCTTCCACCAGCTTCTTGCTACGAGTCAGCATCGGCCTTCCGGCTCCGCTTCGGCGCAACGACCTGCGCGTTCGGGACCGAGACCGCGTTCGGCTCGGCCTGCTCGGCATCCGCCAGCTCGGCCTGCGCAGCGACGAGATCCGGGACGACCACCTCGACCGGCTCCGCATCGCGCGGGGCCTCGGCCACGTCGGCAACCGCTTCCAGCTCGCCGTCCACGACCCGCCGCGCGAATGCGCGCACATGGTCCACGACCGCGACCAGGCGGACCTCCGCCCGCACCGCAGCCTCGTCCCGGGCGACCGCCTCCGCGTCGGAGACGTACCCGAAGGCACGGGCAGCCGCAGCGACGCAGCCCTCGCAGAGGACCTTGGCCCCCGCGATCGGGCTGACGAAGCCCGGGGTGAAGTTCTGAAGCGTGTCCACGGCACGACCCTGCGGGGCCGTCTCGCAGACGAAGCAGATCCCGGGTGCCGGGACCTCGCTCCGGTCATTGAGTACCCTCATGTTGGTTCCTCCACAGTCGGGACACCGACCGTCAGGGTCGAGCATCCAGTTGCACAACGAGCACTGCTCCATCCACACCAGGTACGGTGACGGCATTCTCACCAGTCGCCGCCCAGGTGCTCGTCGAGACCCATCGCGTCCTCGTCCAGCGGCTTGGGGGCGCGTAGACGTGCTAGCTCCTCCAGGCTGTACTGGGGCGGGGGCGTGTCAAGGGTCTGCGACTGCGGCGGGAGCAAGATGCCCGCCGTACGAAGGGCGATCTCGACGGAATCGAGGCAGTCGTCCTTCGGATTCTTCTTGGTCGAGTCGTAGTCGAGCCACTCGTTGATGAAGTCCTTGTGGTCTCGACGGATCTTGATGCGTCCGATCTTGAAGTACGGGGCCATCGAGAGGATGCGCACCGTCTTCTTGCCGGGGGCTGGCACCGCGAACACAGGCGGGAAGGTCTCCAGGCGCATGGCCTGCTGCACCAGCGCCTGCTGGTAGGCCACGCCCTCGACCCCGATCAGCATGGGCCGGTGCTTGATGTGCCACTCCTGGATTGTGTCCAGCTGCGTACCGAACGGTATGCGGTCGGCATACTGGTCCAGCAGGAACGCCTCGGTGCGGTCCTTCGCTACCCCCACAGCCGAGATAACGAAGCGGTCCGCCTCGTCAGCCAGCGAGATCGCCGGGTCCACGCCGATGTAGATGTCCAGCCCGGTGAGAACACCGTTCTCCCGGTACTTGTCCAGGTCCTTGTCGGTGTAGTATTTCAGCCACTCGCCCGACAGCTCCTTGCCCGCCATCGAGTCGAACGCGGCCATGTACTCCTGCTTGAACATCAGCGGGTGGTACGTCTCCAGCAGCTCCAGCCACTCCTCCTCCGAGAAGTGCTCGTTGTCGATCGAGCGGTACTCGACCGAGCCGTGCCGTGGATCGTCCAGTACAGGGCCCTGGAAGAAGTAGTCGAACAGCCAGTTCTTGCCGTCCGGGGTGGTGGTCGTGATGACCATTCCGATCCGGTTCCCGTCCGAGATCGACGGCCGCGAGACGTTGTAGGCTTCCGCAGTCGGGATGAACGCAGCCTCGTCGAACCAGAGGATGTCGTTCCCCGCCCCACGGAGGCTCTGCGGGTCTTCAGCCGAGCGGAAGTGGACGAACGAGCCGTTGTTGAACTCGAACCAGCGGTTGCCCCGGTTCTCCTTGTAGTCCACGCCGTGTTCTAGACCGGCTGCCGTGAGGACAGCGCGGAACCAGACCAGGGCGGCGTGACCCGTCGGGAAGTCCTTCGTGATGACCCAGACGTTGAGGGGGCGGTCTTCCTTCTTCCGGTGGTAGTCCCAGTGGAACTCCTCCGGGTGGAGGACGTAGTAGGCGACCTCCCAGGCCGCGCACATCGTCTTCCCGCCTCGCCGTCCAGCGACCAGGTGGCGGTAACGACAGAGCCCGTTCTCCAGGACCCCGCCCTTCCGCATCACGTGGAACAACGCCTGCCAGTACGTGGGGGTGTACCCGTGCTTGGCGAACCACGCGAACTTCATCGCGCACTCCGCGATCAGCACCTGGAGCATCTCGGCGGGCATCATCGTGGAGTCCGAGTAACGGAACCGCGTTAGCCCTTGCACGTCAGCTCCCTTCGCGCTTGTAGAGCAGGTGGCACAGGTGGACAGTCCACGCCGTCCACGCACACACAGCCAGCACGATTAGAATGAGCGCCGCGTTCGCCACGTCGTACGGGATGTAGACGTACTGCGGGCCCTCGTCCTTTCGAGCTGACTGCGCCGGGTGGGTCACGTGCGGCGGCGCAAACACGACACGCACCTCGCTGCGTACTTGTTGTCGTGCCCGCACTCACAGGTCCACTCGGCCGGACGCTGGGGGCGGACGATCCGCCAGCCCGCGTTGGTGCCGTTCTGGACTCGCGTGGCGATCACGGTGCCTCCTTCAAGGCTCGGAAGTCGTCGTCGGAGCTGGTCTCCCCGAGGAAGACCGACCAGCCAACCGTCCCCGCTGCGCGTAGACGTGGCACGAAGTCGGCCCCCGAGAGCTTCGGCGCTCCCTGGGACCAGCCCACTCCGATCATCGGGTGCACCCTGGTACGAGGCCACCCCGCCCGCAGGGCGTGGTCAACCGAATGCTGTACGTCGTAGTACCAGACGATGGAGGGATACGCCTGTGGCAGAAACCCCCACCCCGCCTTGATCCAGGGTGCGTAGTCGAAAGGCAGAACCCACGGCGGCGCAGCAGCTCCTAGAGTGGAGACCGCGCACTCGCCGGGGCAAGTAAATCGCGACACGAACCTTGCAGAGCGGGCTATGTCTCCGCTAGGATACCCATGCATGTAGGGGTCCTCGGCGTCTGCGATGTAGCAGTCGAGCCCCAGCTCGCGCAAACGAGCGTTGACATACACGGCCTCCCCGTCGGGGTCCTGGTCGAGCCATCCCCACCCGCACACGCGTAGACCTGCACCGCGTGCTGCGGCGATCCACTCAGGCAGGCCCTCGGTGTTCTGTGGGGATTTCCCATGATGCACCTTTACCGCTACCCAGCGGACTCCCGTCTGTGTTAGTATCGCGTTCCTGCCAGGGGCAAAGTTACGGATTTGGTCTACAAGGACCCCGTGACGGTGCCACATGGTGAGGGCGGGTGCGGCAGGAGGAGGCACTGGCGCTGGCGTGGGGGTTGGCTTCAGCGCCTTGCTTAGAGCCGCATCCGCTCTCCCCATGATCGTCGTGGGGAACCGCTTCCCGTAGCGCCGCTTCGTCTCCCTGTAGCCCCACGAGGAGCGCAGGAGGGTCTGGGCCTTCCGCACCTCAGCGGTCTGATCGACAGCAGCGTGGGGACCTGTCGCCAGACCCACACCACCCATTACAGCCGCTGAAGCGACGGCAGCCAGCAAGACCCTCACAGCGCCTCCTCTAGTAGATCCCGAAGCGGGACATCAGGATGGTCCGAATGCGCCGCTCGACTTCCTCTGCGGCCGGACCTTCGAGAGCAGCGGACGAGCCCGTAATCGTGAAGACACCCGCGAGGGCGTTCATCACGCGCGCCGTGACCACATCCGCTTGCGCGCCCGTGACCGAGAACTCCCCCGGCGATGCGACGATCACGCGATCCGCGAGAGCGGCGGCGACCATCCCCGTGAGAACGTAGTTCCCTGGGTCGGCGGAGAGCATTCTCGCAGCCAGGAGCTGCGCGTCGAAGCCCGTGAGCGTGAAGCTCCCAGGCTGCGCGTCGAGCGTGTAGTGGTTGACCGGAGTGCCCGAGTCAAACACCAGTTCGGCCAGCACCCCCGTGAGGGTGAAGGCCCCAGGATCAGCCGACAGCACTCGGGCAGCCAGCAGTTCAGCTGGTGCCCCCGTGACTGCGAAGCTCCCAGGCTCCGCCAGCAGGGCCCTGCCGACGTACACTCCTGCGAGCGCGCCCGTGATCGCAAAGGACCCCGGATCGGCCGACAGTACGCGACCAGCAGCGGTCTGGGCCTGGAACCCGGTCAGCGCGAGGCTGCCGGGGTCCGCACTCAGCACGCGGGCCGCTAGGAGTTCCGCCTGAGCCCCGGTGAGCGTGTAGACTCCGGGCTCGGCGTTGAGGGTGTAGCCCTTCCCCAGCGTCGCAAGCACCCCTGTGAGGGTGTACGCTCCGGGCTGGGCGTCTAGAACCCGCCCCGAGACCACGCCCGCAACAGCTCCCGTGAGCACGAAGCTACCCGGTTGCGCGTCGAGCGTAAAGCCAGTCGCGGAAGCGACACCTCGGATGTAGAACCCGGTGTTGCCCCACGGATCTGCCGCGCTCTGCGTCACAGTCCCGCCGTTGATCGTCCCCGCCGTAGCCATGTATGCCGTCTGGATCTGCATACAAGTGTCCGGGGTGCCGGTCGTGCCGGTGAACTCGGCCACAGCCTCGCCCCAGTTCCCGCCCGACTCCCCTGTGAACGACCCGATCGTGTTGTCGTCGCTGATGGCGATGAGGTTCACGGCCACGCAGTTGTCTTCGGGAGTCGTGACCCCGACATCACTCACGGTGGAGCTGCTGGCAGGGCCGTCGAACCCGAACCCGCCCACGATGTTTGCGATCGAGTCGCTACGTGGGTTGACAAACGCGTACACGCGTGCGCGACGGGGCGTGGTAACGGCCTGGGTGCCGAAGGCGGGGTTGGCGTCGCCCCCGGCCGCGACCTTCCCGAACACCCACGTCCGGCCGTTCGTGCCTGGCGTGTTCAGGGACTGGGGACCATCGAGCAGCGTCCAGCCCGCAGGCGTGGACGGCGCAGCAGTCGAGCCCCCATAGAACACGTGCGCGATCAGCAGCTCTCCTGCGGAACCTCCCGCCGGGATGGCCGGGGTGCAGGCCGCGCCGCTGGTGGCTGTGAGGACGCCCGCCCCCGCCGCCCTGAAGGCAGGCTGAGGAGCAGTGATGGTGCCCTCGCCCCAGATGATCGTGTTGACCGTGCCGGAGGCGAACTCGGCCCATGTGGCAGGGAGCGCGCCGGGACTCAGATCCTCTGAGTAGTGCCCGCTGGAGTCTCCCTCGAAGTTGTACTGACCGGAAGTAGCGTAGACCGCGAGCCAGTACGTCAGTCCCGCAGCAACGCTCACAGGAGTGCTGAGTGTGGCTGACCACACCCCCGTGCTCTGCATCGTCCCGATGTCGTCAACGGGCGCAGAACCGAGCAGCGTGCCCGGAACCCCGCCCACATCCTCGTAGATGCCTACTTCCAGGTCGCCAACGTCGGCGTTCGTGACCTGAGCAGACCCGAAGATCGTCTCCAGGTCGCCATCCTCGTCACACACGAAGTCCCACGCGCCCGCGTTACCGGAGCCGATGAAGTCCGCGTTGTTGGCTGCTGACGTACGACCTAGAAGTACCGCCATGTGTGCCTCCTAGCCCGCGTCGGAACCGAACAGCCTGATCTCTGCTGGATCGAGGTTTGCCTCGAAGTGACGCAGACCGCACTTGCAGCGCGCGAACGAGAGCGTCTCGTTGATGCGCTCCGTGGGCCCACGATTCGCCTCGTCACGGCAACACCGCTTCCGCAGGTCCATGCCGAGCGCCTTCTTGATCCTCCAGAGCATGTCTCTCCTTACGCCAGCGTGAGAATCGTGCCGGTCGTGTCCGAGTTGTTGAACTTGATGCTGATGGACTCGCCCGAGGCCAGATCGAGGGCCGCGCCGTAGTCCCACCAGCCGATGAGCGGGTCAGCCGGGCTCGTCGGGGTCGTGTTGAACAGGACCACGTACCGGAACTGCGCGATAGCGCCGCCCGAGGCCGTGATGACGACCTTCGTGCCCGTGAGCGTGTACGTGCCCGTCGCCTCCGCGCCCGTGTTCTGCGTGTCCACAGGGCCCGAATAGCCGTTTCCGGTGGCGATCTCGGCTAGATCGGCCTTCACTGCGTCCGCAGACGCCGAAGGCGTCGCGTTCGACAGGTAGACCTCCACTTGGTGCGTCGAGAGGTTGTGCACCGCCTCGCAGAGGTCCTGGGCGAACTGCTGGATCTTGTTGAAAGCTGCCATTTTCTACCCTCCGAAGGGTGGTTTGAAGGGTCGGCCCCCTCTCTCGCCTTGGAAGGGCTCGTTCGGTGGCCTAGATGCCGTGGTATGAGATACGGACCTGGGCATCCAGGTCCACAGCACGGAGGAGCAGGTCCCCCGCCCCCGTGGCGTCGTACACGAGGAAGGCGTCTCCGGGGAGATACATCCCCGCGACGACCGGTGAGTCCCCTGCGTCGTTCCACAGGAGGGGCTCGGTGGTGTAGATCAGCACCCGGCGGATGCGATCGAGGGGCGGAAGCCCGGGCAGGGGCACATCCGCGCCTGAAGTGACCGTGAAGGGTGCCTCGTGCCCCAGCGGCGAGTGCTGGACGACCACACCCTGCTCTCTGATGGACATGAGCACTCCTTACGAGTCAGAAAACGACGAAATCCCCTCCGCCTGTCGCCCCGAAGGGCAGTTGCAGGTTGCGCAGACCGTCACATCCAGCGCCCAGCCGAG